ATCATTAAAGCCGGATTTTTCTTTTCGTAATTGCCAGCAATAACTTTCTTCATATTTTGAATATAAATCTCTCCAAAAATCTCGGGATCAATCGACTTTTCAGCGCTCACTTTCCACTCCACAAACAGCGTTAATATTTTCTTGTCAAACGATTTTATGAATGCACGCAAATAACTATCGTCCATAATTATCCATTGCAGTCCATCAAATATATATAGCACGTTTTCTTTGCTATTAAAACATTTAATAGGCAACAATGTGCCTTTAACATTTAACATGTCAATATATTCACAAATAATGTTAAAAATTCCATCAACATAATCATGCTTAAATATTTTCTGTAAATGGTCTTGCTTTAATACTAAATTAGCCATAAAATTATTTATATTAGAACCAGCGCCAGCACCGTCCAAATAATCATGCTTAAAATTTTGATTTAAATAATCTAATATATTTATCTTATTTTTAACAACATTTACATATTTTTTCAATTCATTGTAGTCCGATTCGAGTTTTTCATATTTATTATGTAACATTATTACCATAGTAAATAAATTTTGTATATTTACATCACGTGACAAACTTTCTAATGTCAAACTTTCTAACGGCAAAACATTTGATTTATTAGAACATCTTGCAAATTTACATTTTAGTAAATGATTATTGTATGCAGTTTTGCGAATATATTTTTTATTGCAATATGCACAATTATATAAGCAATTAGTAGTGCAAGTGCTTCTTATAGGATCCATTTCAAACTATTTTAGCAAGCGCTTTCACTTAATACACAATCACTAAAAAAACATAAATTATTCAATTTTTTAATTATAAATATAATATAGTTTTATAATAATATGCCTATTCCCGACACTAAATACAATTCTAATTCTAGTAAAATAAAACCCGATCTTTCAAACAACTATTTTGTAAAGAACAATCATATACTAACATGCGACATAAGCGATACTCTTATTCGTAATAGCTCGTCACAACCCAACAATATATATTTAACGTCTAAAGCGGCCTTTTTAATACACCCCTTTTCAAATGTTTCTAATTGTAACACTCAATTTTCAAGCAATAACAATGTTGCTTTCAAATATAAGAAACCATTAACAAGCCTAAATGAAGGATCAACGTCTCACAATACAATTCAAATACAAAAAGAAATACAAGATCAATTACATACGTCGAGTTCCAATTATACACAAGTGTTAAGTTCTTTAGCTGTTTCACAAGATATTACCAACGCACAAAAGAAAGCATGGCATAATGCCAGCGATCGATCAGTGAAAAAAACAGGTTCAAATTACGGAGTTGATATTAAACATAATTCGTATGACAGATATTTAGCAAAAAAGAAATCGACCACACTAAAAACACAAAATAACCAAAATAGCCAAGTCATTCCTTTACAAGGAAATAAAACTAAATATTATTCGCTAACTACTCAATATAATAATTGCAAGTCTAATTGCTGAAAGTAAAATAAAAAATTTAAAATTTAAAATAAAAAATATAAAATTTATAAAATATAAAATTTATAAAATAAAAAATAAAAAATAAAAAATATATAAAATATTTTATAATGTATATCTAAAATCATAATATGCCACTTATGAAAATGAACCTACAAACACAAAACGATGTAATAAATAACCAGACAGCTTATATTCAGAACCAGCTTGGACCATATTTTCAAGCACAACCCATATTACGTCTAGGTTCATCTGCTAATAGAAATTTTTTACCCCTTTATATTCAAGGAAATAAAAATTGTAAATCATGCGGAGGTAAGTAGTAAGTGAAACGACTAAAAAGTGAAACGACTAAAAAGTGAAACGACTAAAAGTGAAACGACAAAATAATTTTATAAAAATTGATATAAATATTATTTATGGTTTTAAATTATAAATCATAAATCATAAATAATATGTCCACTAATACAGACACTCGAGTAATGCAAATGGTAAAAGTCCAAAGCGAAGGCTTAGAATTATTTAAGAAAAAAAATAGCGATTATGGAGATGCGTTTGCTAGCTATGGAGTAATTGGTGTATTAGTTCGAATGGGTGACAAGATTTTACGCGCACAATCAATCACAAATAGCTCAATTGCTCTTGTAAATAGCGAAACACTAAGAGACACACTCATTGACCTACATAATTATTCAGCAATGGCTATTATGTTATTAGATGAAGATAAAGCGAAGCAAAAAAAAGCAAAAGAACCGATTTATCCAAGCGCACCATAAACAAAGCACACACTATAAAACATAGCACACACTATAAAACATAGCACACACTATAAAACGTTATACCATAATATAGCACTAGCAAACAAGGCACACACATAATATAACCATAACAAAACATAAAATCTAAAACCCGTTTCTTATAATAATAATACATAACATAAATAGTCCAAAAATCCTTAACCATAAACGTGTCGACTTCTTTATATCCTTTTTTTTCATAATATGCCTTAACACCTTCACCGCTAATTACCACAATCCCGCAAAGCCCGTTTTCCATAGCTACTATTTCAGCATAATTAAGTAATCCAGACCCAATACCGCTATGTTGGCAGCCACTTTTCGCAATACTATTAACCGCTAATGTGTCGCCATATACATGCAACTCGCGAATAAGCCCACGACCCCTAAGAATATCAAAAATGATTTTATTATTTTTCTGGTCAACGCAACGCAATCTAATAAAACCAAATAGCGCCTTTTTATCCATGCTTTCGTAAGCAATAAAATAATCATCACCGCAATTGCCCCTATATTTATAACAATTGTAAGCCGCCGTTTTATTATAATAAGACGCATTGCGGCCGATTTCACGCGCTCGTATATCTTTAGAACACACTCCGTCACCTTGCAACATAGCATCAACAATTTGCCGCATATTACCTATATTATTTCCGCCTTCAACATATACCCCACACGGAATATCGCGAATAACACGCGGAAGCCTAATCCAATTAGGGCATGTTTCCATAGCATAGCGCACAACATCAATAAGCATTTTAGGGTCTTTGTCAAAATACGGAATATATTTTCCTTCAGCATGCCATTTTTGAATAACCGTCCACGGCACAGTTTGACAAGGATAAACCTTCATTTGGTCGGGACAAACCACACTATACACATAATCAAACATTGCTTTATCGATTTCCACACTTGCACCGGGTAAATCAGGCATAATGTGGATGTCTACCTTAAAACAATTATCTTTCAAATAACGCAATGCCTCTAATAACTGCTCAACACTATGACCGCGATTAATCTTTTTTAAAATAGCATTGTCCACGTGTTGCGCACCTAGCTGAATACGTGTAACCCCCCAACGCCTAAATCGCCATAACCAGTCATCGTCTAGTGCGTCAGGTCGCGTTTCAATACATATACCAATAATATGAACTCGAGCAGTCTTATTTATTTTGATTTCTTCTTCTACAGACAGCGGACAACGAATAGCCTCTAATAAACTAATATCAGGTTTATCATTTACACAAGGTTTATCATTTACACAAGTATCATAATTTATATATAATTTGCGTAAGTCAAAATATATATTTGCTACATAAAATATGTCACGATGAAAGCGCTCCAAATAACCAATCGGATATTCGGTATATGTACCGCCTTCAATAATAATTTCCAACTTATCAATGACGTGACCATTATTAAAATATGTGTCAAGCCTGCTCAACATTTGGCCAACAGCTTTGAATTTTTGCTGATTTGCCCGCAATACGGCTGGCTCATAATATAAATAACTCCGCGGTTGTGCTTGCCATTTATTGCCTTCATGAGCGGGTTCATTGGGGCAATAATAGCAATTATGCTTGCAGCTGAATTTTTGTCCATCTGGAAATGGAGCACTAAGCAGCGTAATACTTGTAATACCCGAAATATTGCGCATAGGTTTCTTTCGCAAAAGCAGTTTTAGTAAATCAAAATGCACTCTTAAAGAAGGATCAAAATCCGAAACAGTTACAAGATTATTAAACACATTTAGCAAAATAGATTTTTTAATATTTACTATTTTAGATAAGCGAGTTTCTTTATTAAACACTCGCTCAAATTGCTTATACAAGTCCTCGCTATTTGCCATAGTTAAATAGTCAGGATTGGCAGCCAACCAAGCTAATAAATTTTCAAAAATGATTTTACATTTTTTAATGTCTAATTTTGAAAGATCAATATTGTTAAGATCATTGGGACCTACAGCATTTTTAGCAATTAAATAATCCTCAATATTTGCGGTCATTAGTAATTATTATTATTAGTAAATGCAATTATTGGCAAATATAAGCAATGTATTTTTTATCAATTTTATCTTTATATTATCTTTATATTATCTTTATATTATAAATAATGAGCAAGAGTTTGACTTTAAGAAGTGCAAAAAGATTGGTAAAACATGCACAAAGATATCTAGAACATGATTTTGAAACAGTTCCACTAGATGAAGAACGCACCCTAGGCGATCGTAACACACATCTGGTTAATATTATTATGCGTGAGATTTCTGAACATAATAAGTTAGTAGAAGAACTAAAAGCAAGACCTGTTTTTATGAATAGGGATCCAATTGTAGATGTTGGCTCTGTATTCAGAAATTCAGGTACAGATTTCGTAAATTTAGCAAAAAGACAAATTATAAAACGTCCAAGTGCAGCTACAAGATCACGTATAAGAATACAAAATTCAATATATAATAGTAATAAAAAATTTGTTACTAAAAATAAATCAAGAAAATCAAGAAATTCAAGAAGCTAATACTTTGCCTTACACGATCTCATCTGCCAAGCCTAATTTCTTATATTTTTTACAATCCCAAACTTGTAAATCGTTTTTCAGAAAATAACCATCTAGCTTGTCGCGCGTTAAATTACTTTTTACAAGATTACACATAATATCATAAAATAATTTTTTAAAGTCGTTTACTTGGTCATGCGAGCATTGCGCAAAATAATTCCAATAATAATCGCCCTTTTCGCTAATAACAAATTTAGAATAATATACTTTAGCATTTTTATTAATAATCCTATAATTACATAATGATGCCAACACAAATCCACTATCATAGCAATCTTTAATAATAATAGAAATGATTTCATGAATGCATTCTTTTTTAAATTTAATAAACTTTAATAAGTCGCTAAAGCAGCCGCCTTTGCTGCTAATATGCAAATAAATCTTAAAGCTTGGAAATAAATGCTTATTATTAATAATGTTATTAATAAACTTTATTAGCACATCAATGCTTTGACTATTAATTGTTGCATTAAAAGACACGTGATTATCCATTAATACAATCTTATCGCCATTATTATGATTAGTAAATATATCATAAAACATATATTTATTTGCTAAAATAGGTTCATATACATTAATAAAATCATTACTATTACGCTTTGTCATAACTATTAACTTTACTATTAACTTTATTATTAATTATTTATTTATTAATAATAAAATTAATCAATTTTTTATAAAATTTTGCTATATGTAAAAAAAATTGATTAATTTATATTATTTTAATTGTAAGGTCTTGCGCTCAAACACATAACAAAGCTAAGCTCAATGTCAGTTCTTTCCCTTTACATTCCCATTATTGACGCGGAGACGAGCGAGCAGTACATCATCAAGATGTTTCAAGATCACAACATCGGCAAGGTGATGCGGGTTGACTTTGTTAAGAATAGTGTTAAAAATCGCCGCGAAGCATTTCTTCACTTTGACGAATGGTTTGACAATGACACGTCGAAGGCACTGCGCGAAGACATTTTGGATCCGACCACAAAAAGCCGGCTTGTCTACACAGGCACCAAGTTTTGGCCTCTTCTTGTTAACAAGAATGCTCATAGTCGGGTCCCCAACCCGGACTATGAGGTTCTCAA